CCTGTGACGACACCAGGATAGCCGACCGGATCACCGGCTCCAATCACTTCGCACCGTTTACGATTTTTTAATCGCCGCCGGGCTAGAACACGCTCATCAGCCGCCGTCAATATTTTCAACGGCCCCCGCCCCGAGCCGAGGATCCCCCGAGCGTGAAGCTTACCCGCCCGCCTACCGCCGCCCAGATTTCCGCCCTTGAGTCGATGTTCCCGCCGGGCAGCCTCGGGATCAGCGTCAACCCGCACACCGGGCAGGCCATGGCCCATGTCCCGATGACGGCCGAGTTGGCGGAATACTATCTGGAGCATGTCTTCGAACTTCAGCGGACCCGGTGCGGCAACCGGGTCAACGCTCTGGCGGCGGCGTTGGAGGCGAACCTGCTGCTCAACAACAACCCGATCCACTTCGCGGCCCAGGTAGCGGCCACCGGGGCTCTTCTGGCGTTTGACAACATCAACGCACAGCACACCCTCGGGGCCTACGCCAAAATGCCGCGGGACCGGATCGAGTGGGTCAAGGTATGGATCGACCTCAGCGAGTCCGCGGAGATGACCGGCCAGTGGTACGCCAAGATCGACGCCGGCAAGGCCCGCACCCAGAACGACGCCAACCGGGCACGCCAACTGCACCGCAAGATCGGCTTCAACACCGATGACGCGGGGGTCATCCGGCTGTGCAACGAGGCCACCAGGGCCGCCCCCTATGTCGCCAGCGGCTTCCGGCTGGGCCGGCGGGACACCGGGATCCGGGCCTCGACCCAGGATACCAAGATCAGCGTGGCGACGAATTTCGGGCCGGAACTGCGGCAGTTCTGGGGCCTGACCGCCCCGCTGCGGGAGCGTCTCGCCCAGGCCAAGGCATCCAAGGACCGCCGCTGGGCCGAGGCGGTGAAACCCGTCACCGATGTGTTCGAGGGGCTGATGCGGGCTCCGGTGCTGGCGGCCATCCTCGCCGGTCTGCGGCATCGCAATCCCGCCATGACGGCTTTTCTGAGGGAGGTGGTGGCCCTGGTCGTGTCCCCGTTGGGCTCGGCCGAGCCGCCGAAGGGACGCCTGACCGCGGCGGCCTACCGGGCGGTCGCCGTCGGGAAGGCGATGGACTGGTTGATGGAGCCGCTGCTGAACTACACCGCGGCCAAGCGGCCGAACTACGCCGTCTGGTTCATCGGCCACTTCTTCGCCTTCGACGACGGCCGCAAGCTCTCCCTGCCGGAGGAGAGCGAGATCACGGCCGACCTGATCGACCGCACCTGGGCCGCCCTGACCGGCCAGCCCTTCACCGCCGACAGCCTGCGGATCGGCTCGGCGGCGGTTGAGGACGCCCCCAGGCTGTACGCCGCCCCGCCGAAGAAGAAACCGGTGGGCCGCCCGTCCCGCCGTACCAGGGTTCTCGAAGAGGCGTGACATCCGGCAGCGGGCGGGAAACCGCCCGCTGCCCTCCCTCAGATCAGTTTGCGAATGTCGAGGGCTTCAGGAATTTTCCCAGCTTCCCTGACGAAAAAGCTGCACAATGATCCCCGTGTCCCGTCTTTACGGGAAGGTACTTCAAGCTGGTTCCGCAGCGGCACCGTCAGCAGGTGGCCGAACTTCAATTTCGGGAAGAACCACTTCACGTCGGGATAAACGTTGACGATCTCGACCGGCAGGAAGTCCGGCATGTAGCCGTCGATGGGGTTGAACGCGAAGGCGTCGAAGCCGCGGTCGCACAGGCTCATCAGGTTGATGATCTCGATTTCCCCGTGGTCCTTCTCGCCGATCACGATGGACCAGTCGAGCGGCATCTGGACCCGGTAGGGGCCGATCTGGAGATCGGCGGCCGGGCTGGAGAAACTCTCCAGGTAGGCCAGCGGCAGGAAGTAGTAATCGACCTCGTCCTGGTTCGAATAGTCCAGCACGCAGTACCGCAGGCCATCGACCTGATCCGGAACGTCGTTCATGCTGTAGGTCGTGTTGTCGGCGGTCAGAATTCTGATCATGATTTGCGGGACTTCTTCTGCTTGATTTTGGTCAACACCTCCTGGGGCGACTCGGTGTAGTAGTCGATCTTGAAGATGTCATTGGGGTATTCCTTCTCCACGTAATACTTCTTCCGCTCGCGGAGATGCTTCTTGGAGAACTTACAAACCGAGCATAGGTCATAGGCGACCGCGGAGTCTTTATCTTTCGCCTTGCGGAGGACGCGGCCGATGGACTGGATCGACCGGGTGAACGACTTGCCGGCTTCCAGCATCACGAGATTGAACACGCGGGGAATATTGAGGCCGACCGCCGCGACGCCGTAGGTCGCGATCACGATCCGGTTGTCGCCGGCATTGATGTCCTTGTACTCCTTGTCCCGGTCCTTGCCCTTGGTCGAGCCCGAGACGAAGACCGACCCCGGAATCAGCTTCTCCAGCTTCTTGCCCGCTTCCAGCCGGTCGATCAGCACCAGGGTGTTGCCGTCCTGCTCGGCGATTTCCTGGATGAAGCCGGCGATGAAGCCGATCCGCCGGTCGTCGGTGGTCAGGAACTTGAGTTCCGACTGCCAGTCGTCGAAGCCGACCGTGTCGAGGAACTGGCAGATGTTGACGTGGATGTTGGCCAGGAAGCCGAGGTCCTGGAGTTCCTTCGGGGTGACCCGGTTGACGATGGGGCCGAGCGAGCACAGGATCGGGAAGAACTCCCAGTCTTCTTTAGGGACCGTGCCGGTAAATCCCCAGCGGATCGGAATATTCCGGAAAGCTCCAGTAAGTAACTTTTGGAGTACCTCGGCCTTTCCGGTATGACATTCATCGACCATGACGCAGACGACGCCGTCGATGAACTCGGAAATCTCGACTTCCGACAAACCATCCTTTGAATTCTGATCGAGACGGGCGAGACTTTGCCACGTGCAGACCGTGTGGGTGTGGCCGAATTCCTTGCGATCCCCGAAGAAGACACCGGTGTCGAGGCCAACCAGCTTGTAGTCGGCCTCGGTCTGCTTGACCAAGTCTTTGTTGGGAACGATGATGATCGAGCGGCCGTACTTCTCGACGCGGCGGGACAGCGAGGCACTGGTGATGGTCTTGCCGGCCCCGGTGGAGAGTTCCTGGATCGCCTGAAGGTGCTGGCCGAAACAGTTGATCGCCCCGACCTGATGGGGCTCCAGCTTGATCCCCTGGCCCTCCAGGCGGTGCCCCTTGGGCCACTTCACGTCGGCGAGGTAGTTCTCGTCGATGTCCTCGAACTCGAAGCCGTAGTACGGCCGACGATCCACCAGTTCGATCTCGTAGCCCGCGGCCTCGACGACCGGGATCAGCTTCTCCAGCAGGTTGAGGTAGGAGGTCGCCCCCTGGGTGGCGAAGGCGACCTTGCCGTTCCAGCGGCCCAGCTTGTAGGACGGCATGTGGCGGGCGTAAGGGACAAAAAATTCGACCGCCTGAACAAATTTACGCCGGGTCGCGATATCGAGATCGTGGAACTTGATGTTGCACTCGTCGCGGATCTCTAATATAGTTTTAGGCATTATTACTCGCTGGGTGCTGATTTATAATATCAGCATCCTAGCGAGGTGGAGTTTTACGGAGCAATATTCACAGGTACTTCAAAGCGTCGGGACGGTACCGGCTTTCAGGGCTCGCGTCCACTTCGCCAGCTTGGCCTCGACCACATCGCCGATCTCCGCCTCGCGGACCTCGATGGGAACCCCCCGCTCGCCCGCCAGCGGAGTCAGCAGGCAGTCCACCGTGACGATCAGCAGGTCGCACAGTTCCTCGCGGACATCGTCCCAGGTCTTGTTCTTGGCGTTGGCCGCGGAGGTGACGTTGAGGTAGGCTTCCGAGACCTCGCCCAGTTCCTCCGACAGCTTGAGCAGTCGGCGGGCCAGGGTGGCCTCGCTCCGGGCCGGGTTGGCGGCCCAGATGGCGTGCAGCAGGGGGTTTTCCACGGGGCCTCCAGGGGAGCCCCGGCGGGGTGCCGGAGCTAATCGAACATCGCGTCGTCGAGGCCGGCGGCCCGCAGCTTGGTGATGTTGGTCAGTTGGTAGTGCTTGATCTCCAGCCCCTTGATCAGCGAGGCGTACAGGTTCATCGTCCGGGCGAACCTGAGGTGGAGATTGCGGATGTGGTAAACCTCGTCCTCGCCAGCGAGGTAGCGGTCGATTTCCCGCTGGGACAGGTCGCGGTTGTAGGTTTCCTTGTACTTCTTGTAGTACCGCTGCTCGACCCGCTCGACCCGCAGGTCGAGGATCCGGTTGATGATCTCCAGATCCTTCTGGTTGGCCATGTGGTAGGCCGTCTGGCCCGGCAGCCTGCCCTCCGCTTCGGAGATCCGGCCGACGCAGTCGAGGTCGGCCAAACCCTTCTTGTACTCAGCCTCGAAGTGATCGATGGCTTGCAGAACGACCGCGAGGTCCTCGGTAAGTTGTACCCGTTCGACCCACATGGGGGATCACCACTCTTCCTCGTCGTCCTCGTCCTCAAGGTCGGCATCGACGTAGTCCTCAAGGGCCATGTCGATCCAGCGATCCTCGCCTTTCAGGTCCTTGAGGTCGGCGACGAAGATGTCGTAGTCCTCCAGGACCTTGAACATCTCGAAGAGGAAGTCCTTACGCTTCTTCTCCGGGACGTAGTCCTTCATCAGTTCCCACAGATCAATGATCATCTTGGTCTCGGTATTCCCCATGGTCGGACTCCTGCTCCGTCGGTGCGGCCTCGGCTCCGTTCCTGGTGGCGTACTCACTGATGATCAGGTCAAGCAATTCCGGGCCGATCTGCTTTCGGAAATACTTATGTTCGGTGCCGTCGAGGCTGACGTACTTGAGCTTGTTTCCATCCTTTTGCAGGATGTCCTGGCTCTCGAACAGGTCGAGCAGGCCGGAGTACGGGCTGAGGCCGGCCTCGAACGTGATCCGCATCTCGATGGTCTTGTACAGGCCCTTGAAGTTGAAGCGGGATTTCCGCTGCTGGACCTTGGTCCGGATGCCGAGGACTTCCGAGGTCTTGTTGCCGTCGGCGTCTTCCTTGAGCTTCAGCTTCTGGAGGGCCAGCACGATGGAGGACGCATAGATGAAGCCCTGGCCGCCGGGGATCTTGGCGTCGGGATCGAACATGTCCTGGGAGGCGTAGGTGTGGTTGGTCGCCAGCAGGCCGATGTTGTGGTTGCCGAACTGGACGACGCAGTTCCGCACCAGGGCGTTCAGGGCACGCGGCTTGCGGCCCATGTCGCCCTTGAGGTCGCCGGCCTCGAACTGCTTGGCATCGGTCGGCGTGCCGAGCATGCCGAGGCTGTCGATCACGAACAGCACCTTGGGCCGGTCCTCGACCGCCAGCGATCCGTAGTCCCGCTGGTAGTCCTTCATGAAGCCCGCGATGATGCCGGCACAGTGGTCGATCTGGCTGACGTTGAACTTCAGGAAGGCGGGGTGCTCGGTGTCGATGCCGAGGCGGGTCAGCCAGTCGTCGTCGAGGGCGTTCTCGGAGTCCATGGCGACGACGATGATGTCGTTCTCCAGGCACCACTTGATCGCGTTGGCCGAGATGTAGGACTTGCCGGCACCGCTGTCGCCGGCCAGGACCGTGACCTTGCCGAGCGGGACACCCTTGGTGAAATCACCCGAGATCAGCCAGTTCAGGGCCTTGTTGCCGAGGTCGATCCAGGTGTCGGGGTTGCGGGTTCCAATGGAAATTCCTTCGACACTCTTGGTGATGTCCTTGCGGAATTTTGAAAGATCGATGGGCTTCGACATGGAAGCTTTCTCCCTTTATAAAAAATCACGTCGCAGAGAAAAAGAGAGGCCCCGGTCGGGGCCTCTCGGGTCGTCCTGGCGGTCGATCAGGCCGACGGCTTCTGCCGCTGGCGGATGATGTCGAGGATCGCCTTGGCGTCGCTCTTGCCGTCCTGGACCGGCTCGGCGGCCGGGGTCGGGGCGGCACTGCGGACGCGGGCCAGGATGTCGTCGGCCGGGGTCGCGGCCTTGGTCGCCCAGGGGGCCGGCTCGTCGTCGTAGGCCGCGGGGGCGGCCGGAGCGGGAGCGGCGGTCCGGACCGGCACCGAGCGGGGCTCGCTGACGTTCATCGCCGGGGCGGCGACGCCGTACGGGCGGTAGAACTCACCCCAGCGGGACGGATCGTAGGGCTCCTCGGCGACGCTGGCCTGGAACATCTCCTTGATCGCCTCGATGTGGGCGTCGGTCGGGCGGTTGGGCAGGAAGTCGGACAGCTTGAACAGACCGAACTTCTCGATGGCGTCCCGCTCCTGGGCCGACAGGGAGCGTTCCCGCATGCCCCAGGTCGAGGTCGAGTAGTCGGAGTACTGGCCCCGCTTGGTGCGGGTGACGCGGAACTCGCGGCCATGATCGTAGTCGGTCGGCAGGTGCTCCACGTCCGGGTTCATGATGATCGCCTTGATGATCTCGAAGATCGTCGGGTTGATCACCAAGCGGCGGATCGGGTTCTCCGGGGTGCGGTCCTCGGCAATCGGGTTATCGACCACGAACGCCTGGAACACGTAGGACTTCTTCTTGTAGTAGCGGCGGGCCATATCGACGAGATCGGGCTCGTCCCACCACTTCTTGGTCTCCTGGAGGATCGGATCGCGACCCTTGAGGTCGGGCCACATGTCGAGACAAGGAACCACGACCTTGGCGGGCTTGGAGTCCTGGGCACCCTTGACGTACGGGAAGGTCAGGTTGATGACGAGGCGTTCCTGCCAGAAGTATTCGGCGTTGGGATCGCCGTCGGGGAGGAAGCGAATGCTGGCGGACTTGCCTTCGGGGATGTCCCAGAATGGGAAGGAGGCGTTGTCGCCGCCGGAGCGGTTACCGCCGCCCTTGTTCTGCTCTTTCTGCTGGAGACGAGCACGGATTTGGTCAAGTGAAAGGGCCATAATATAGTCTGCCTTTGCTAGGTTATGCCTGTTTGAAGCCTGAATGAAACCCCATGGGGTCTCTATCAATCGAGTTCGTTACAGAAATTCGTTTGTTTCTCTGTGACGTTCTCTACTGTACCGATCTCGGTTTCTCGGGAGCAAAATTCTTTTTTCCGAATTTCGTCCGCTGGGTGAGAACCGGTACAGCAGTAATTATCCGGGCCACGTCGGCGATGAATCGGGTTTTAATCCATCCCCTTTCCGGAAGGCAAAATTCAAAAAAGCCCCCGCGGTGAATTCCGCCGGGGCTAAACTGTCAGGCTCACTTCCGGCTGAAATCCCGCACGACGCGGCAGGGGATCGCCTGCTCACCGCACCAGCGGATGAAGAACTGGGCCTCATCCATCGCCATCCGGGTGTACTCGGCGATCTTGTCCGCGGTCTCCGGCGGAGAGCACCAGCTTTCCCAGTCGGTGCTCTTCTCCATGTAGCGGTCGAGGAAGAAGTCCACCTTGAGCACCGCCCCCGTGACGTTGGCCTTGCCCTTGATCCGTTCCTCGGCCTGACCGTCGTGGCGGGTCAGGTAGTCGTCGGCGTCGTGATAGGGTTCGATGCGGTGGTGTTGGGAGAGCGTGTCGCCGTCGAAGGCGATCCGGACCTCGGCCCACTCCCG